CAGAAGCAGAAACTATATTTTCTAAGATGTCTCAAATTATTCCTGCGCTAAACACTTTAAGTACAAAAGCATCTACAGAAGCCAAAACACGCTTTGGTAGATTTATTGCAGAGCTTGGGCTAAATGAGTTTGCAGGTAACAGTGCGCTGTCTAGAATAAATAACGCTATTTACGTTCTTGCTGGCACTGCTGTAGTTGGTCCTTATGCTTACATAAAAAATCAGCTTAAGCGTCCCGGACCTGCAAAAGTAAGGGCTAAGGTTGCTTACCTCAAACGTGATATGTTTGGTGAGATTAAGAAAGCAATTCAGGCTACACAGGACCCCGTAAAGCGCAGTATGCTACAGCGTGACAGCAAAGAGATTTACGCTTATCTCAACGCTGTGTTCAAGCAAGTTGAATCTGAGCTAGAGCAGGAAGAAACCAATGAAGTGGATGGATAGGTTTTTAAATAACTTTACCAGAACTTTTGAGGCAGAATCTGAGGCGTACCAAGCTGGGTTTAGCTCGATAGGCGAAGCTATGGAAGCCGTGTCGGAAGCAGAAATGCGTCCTGTGCGTTCTGCTTTGGGCGACAGCCCAGAAGAGTTTACCTCAGAGGACGTTGTTATACCCAGACCTAGTGTCCTTGGTATGAACATGAGCAACCCTCAAGAGCAGATGCCAAACCAGCGCATACCAAAAGAGTTAGTCAATGCTGGTTTTGACATGACTTTTGCTCCGTCAAATGTCTTGGGTGCTAGTCTTGTTACAAAAGGAGTAAACAGAGTAAGACAGGCCGCTCAAGATGCTGTAGAGTACTTTGGTCCTGCGGCTGGCAGGGGAGGATCTACAGCTTCTATATCTAACTACATTGATAATTACTACGGTCCTACTGGACCTGACCCGTCTAAACCTATAAGGTCAGCTATAGGAAATAAAACTGACGATATCGTATCCTCTGTTACGGGGGTTGCTCCTGAAAATGTCAGAGCAGCTCGTCAGAAAATAACGGGAGGGTTTAATTGGGGTGTACAGTCTGCTGTTGATGCCATAGAATATGTTTTGGACCCACAATCAAGGGCTTTATACAAAGAAATGGGAATAACACCGGGGTCACAGAGACACGTATCTAGGGCCTTAGCTGACGACGCCATACACAAAGCAGTTGCGCAAGTCCAGTATACTTCTCACATTGGGCGGCAAGCAGGGCGGCAAGGTCCTGTTGCTCAAGAAGTTCAAACAATCATGGAAAAGTCAGGAATCACAGACTACTTTGCATATACAGACGGGGCGTATACTGCCGCTATTAAAGAAGGCCGACTGTTTCCAACAAGCGACGGACGCAAGTCAAGCATGGGCGCTAAAGATTTAGAATTTATTGAGCAACATTTTGGTAACGTGTGGAAAGCACCAGATGCTAAAGGTGTTGACGTTCCTTTCAAAGACGCTGAAGGCACTATACTACTAATAAAGGCTCCGGGAGCAGGGACAAAAACAGGCGATCACTACAACGATGTTATAAAAGCTGGGGGTTACATAGGTGACTTATATAAATCGTTTACTAAATACAAGGGAAAACCATCTCTAGAAGAATTATGGACAGACCTAAAGAAAAAGTCAGACGCCAACAGAAAATATAACGATAATAAAAAAGACAGCGAACCCCGTAGATGGACTTTAAGCTCAAAAAGCGATAGCTTAGAGGGTTTAAAAGAGAACGGTATTTGGCTGGTAAACACTAAAAAAGGCAGGGCTTATACTGAAGGTGGTATAAATTATTTAGTAAAAGTCAAGCCTAATGGTAACATTTTTGCTGTTATGTCTGATGAACATAATTTTCTTGAGGGAATTGCAGGAAAAGGAGATAAACTGGTGCGTAGAGCAACCGGAAGAGAGCAGGGAGCTAATTTAATTTCTCAATTTGAGAAAGTGTTGCCGCACAGGTTAGTAGCTGTTACTCCTCCTATGCAAGCTAACATATTTAACCTACGAGGTCAATTAGGGAAAGAAGGTCCTCAGATTAGTAATGTTAGCACCGGAAAAGGTGCAGTTAGTCGTAGTGATTTAGAGGCTTTTACAAGCGCTAGACCCAGCGAAAGAGGGATGTTAATAGAGCAACAGAGGAACAGAGGTGCCGCTGAAATATTAGGCGGTTCAGGAATGTTTACCCTAGGAGGAAACCGTGAAGAACAACAACGATAAGCACACAGTAAGCTACACATCCCACGACTACCACAGTATGTGTCAGAAGTCAAAGGACCAAATACGTAAGATGCAAGCAATGGGAATGACTACGCCCCATGACCCGAAAGACAAGCCAGAGGACGTAGCCAAGAAGGACAGGGGCTATTCCATATTCTTTATGTCATAACTCACAGTTGTTACCTGTACAGGCCAGTTGTTGTGACCCCTCAGTCATATCGCTGGCCTCTTCTATATCCCACGATATTTCCTTCGGGAAGTCCTTAACAAGCTGGTTGTACGTCTTCTTGTCCACAGGCTCATACGGTGCCTGTTGGTACGTGTGGTCTGAGTAGGGCAGGAAGCTAATCCCTGACACCTTGTCAAACTTGTTGTACAACCACTGTCCCACCTCAAGAAACTCCTCATCACGGTAGTAACACGTCATGGACGGCTTGTGTTCACACCATTCGTCCTGATATATCTCCCACAGTTCCAACTGCTCCATAGCACCCATCTCTGAGGCCGTCACAGCGCCGTCAGGAGACGCTATAGGGAAGCTGAATACCTTGGTACTGGGTGACATGAGATCGTCCTCTACAGGGACACCAGCGGCCTCTAGGACAGCGCAAAGCGGGTCACGAGAGTCTGCACGAACACGTCGAATGTATTGATTAGAATAACGAGGATGGATACCACTAGCAGAATCGACCAACTGACTAACAGTGCCTGAAGGCTTAACTGCAGTGATAGCGGTAGATATATTGATACCCAATCTTTCAGCCCATTCTTTGTTAGTTTTGACTGCTTCTGCTCGCATGGCTCTGAGCCATTTCTTGAGTTCATTCTTGTCTCCTCGTCCTGATAGCAACGGATGATCCATGATACCTGTCAGAGACACGCCCAAGAGAGCCTCTTCTTCCGTGTTAGTCTTCCAGATGTTCCTCAAATATCGGAAGTCGGTAAGGGTAGCCTGTAGACTCCCAAGGATAGTCGCAACCCGAACCTTTCGTTTGAGGCTAGCGAGTGTATCTTGTGGCCTAACGACAACTTCTGAAAGGTTGCAAAACTGGTAGGGTCGGAGGATGATTTCGCTACATGGATTAGTTCCGAAATCATAGGTAGCATCTCTTCGGCCATTTCGTTCAGCTTGCTTTTGACTTGCGACTCTGCTAAAGACGCCTCGTTCTCCTGATTTTGATTCATATAAGCTGGTCCACTCATTTAGAAATGCCTCAAAGTCTGGTTTCTCTGTGTAACAGGCTGAGTTGTTCGCTAGTCCTCGCTGGGGTTCATCAACGTACCACTGTCCGTGCTTGCATCGTCGGATGCGGTCATCTGTGAGGTTGGAGAGGCTGATGAGGGCTGACCTTCGGACTCCTCCGACAACGACGATTTGAGCAATCTTGCAGCAAAGATCGTGGCACTCAATGGAGCTAAGTTTTCTTCCAGCCGCATTTTTAAAGAGGTCAACTGTGAATCGGAACAGTTCGACAAGAGGTTCTGGACCGCTTGCTCTACCTCCAAAAACTTTAAGCGGGGCACCTGAAGGTCGTACTCTGCTAACATCCCATTGGGGAATCTGACCCGAATACAGCAGTGATACCAACTCCCTAAACGATTTCGCCCATCCGATCTTCGAATCTGCCACATTAATAACTGTATCGGTTTCATGGAATGTCTCTGCTACCTCCGGTAGTTTACTGATGTACTGACGCTCGACACTGAAGCCCACTCCTGTGCCGCACAGAAGGACGTACATAAGCTCGTCAAAGGCTTTCTGGTGGTCGATAGGCAGGTAGCTACAGTTGAACCCGGCTACGTTGTCACGATCCAGTGCCTCTCCAGCAGTCATCAACGCTCGCATAGACGGCATCACGTCTAGATCGTGGATAGCTTTGAACACCTCTGACACTTCAAAGTCGTTCAGGTCAGCACGATCAACCCAGTAGTTGACGTACCTATTTACTGTTTCTTCCCAAGTCTCCCTACGCTTCTCCTCTGGTAGGTACCGTGCGTATCGGCTCTTGTGTATGTACTGTTGATATGCGTCCATTAGTCCTCCAAGAGCAGTTCTTTAATAGCAGTAAACAATTCTTCCATGTTTGAGTAGATCATTGTTTTACTCTGATCGTCGTACCACTCAAGGATAAACCCGTTGTTGGCGTTTCGTATTGTTACGTCCGTTATTCTCATTCAGTTACTCCTAACGTTTCGTTAATAATTGCTTGTCCTGCCATCTGCAGAAGCATATACACCCCATCTGGGTACTGCTCGTTGGACGCTACCTCAAACATTTCACCGTCTTCGTACATCACAACAGCCACCTTTACCTTTCGTCCCTCTTCCTCGTGCTGCAGTGCCTTGACTACAAACGCTGACAGAAACTCTGATGTGGTGATCTCCTTCTTATCTTCATCTGTCTTACCAAACTTCCCTTCTACCACTTTCATAAGGCTACCTCCTTGATTAACCAATCTAGGTAGACCCTAGCTTTACGGAGGTCCTCTACGCCGTTCTTGTACTCGTACCTCCACAGGTACTTCAAGCAGTTGCCCTTGAGATACCCCTTGTACTCCTGTGGGTGCATGGACGCCTTGATTGCTTCAATGGCCTCTATCGCTCCCTTGTTGTAGTGATCTGGCTGACCTACTGGGTCGTGTTTGTCACTGGGGTGAGCCAGTTTACCGACTGCTGTTCTACTCACTCTGTCCCACTCCTCTGGTTGTGCTTCGTCTATGGATTTGTAATCGGTCCACTCATTCTCACCACTGCTCTTCCTCATATTCTTCCTCTAGTTCCTCGTGAAAATCCTCTAGCTTCCTAAGCAGTTTGTCTTCAAACCTGTCCAGTATTTCTTCTGATGAAATCTGTAGGGCTTCCAGAAGATCGTCAGGATCATAGAACCGCAACAGCTTCTCCTTAATTTCTTCTAGTGTCAGAGACATAATCAACCAACTCCTTAAGTGTATCTATATTATACCATAGTATTCCGTGTTTGTCACACCATTCTGCCATAGTAAGTTTGGTACTTTTACTCACTTTCTGATTAGGCTTCATTAGTACAAAGATGAGTTCTTGTGTCTCTCCGATGCACTGAGACACCGCTCTATACTTTTGCGTGTCTCCTGCACGAAAGTATCCTTTGCACTCAATGAGATACGTTCTTCCGTTACGTTCGTACACGAAGTCTGGGGTGTACTTTCGTTCGATCCTGTACGGCACTTGGAACGGTTCGTAGCTAAAGCCAAATGGTTGTAACTGCGTTGCGACATCTTTCTCAAACTCCGATCTAAAATTACCCAGCTTTGATTTCCGTGACCTTCGGCTCATTGACCACCTCTGTTAAATATCTTGGGCCACTTGAGTAGATGAAGGTTCTTACTTCGGGCCAACAGGTAAACTTGTAGGGACAGTACGAACAACCGACTGCGAGCTTTTGATTTCCACTTTTGCCATCTGGTACGACTTCGTGACACACCTCTGGCGGCTCCGGTTGTTCTACTAGCTTTTTTACACGTTCGATATGCTCCTCTATGTCGTAGCTGATCTTCTCGTGAACAGGTGCCTGTGTGTCCTCTGTATCGTACATGAGGTACGTAAGGTGTCCGTTCTGTTTGTCCATCGCTAGCCAACCAAACTTGGTTTCACCTTCGGAGTGTGCATACCCTTTAATTTGAGCAACGTATCCAAACGGGTCATCATAAGCCAAACTTCCGTCCTTGAATTTCTTAAACCCAAAAGACGACACAGACTTAACATCAGTGACAACACCGTCAATTTTACAATCCATGTGGCCCGTAATACCGGAGACCTCACATTGCTTTTGCTCATCAGTTACCTCGTGTCCTGCGATCTTAGTGAGAAACAGAAGCATCTCTTCGATCAGATGCCCGTACATAAACTTAACGTGCGTGTTAGGTGTCATCTCCTCCTTTACGTCTGGGTTATTAAAAGCGTTCCACAGGTAACGATCATCACGACCGATGTTAGACATCCGTAGCTTACGCCCGTCATTCCGTGGTTCTGTAAACAGTTTAGTCATAAGCCGCTTACAGTTCTCACCAAAGTTTTCGATCTCGTCGTACAGATCAACGTCCTCTGGCACTTCTTTGGAAGCAACAACAGCGTATATGTCGTCTACCAGTGAGTACAGTTTTTTCATTTTGAATCCTCTAAGTATTCTATGGCCCGTTCCAACATATTTATGTCATCATCAAAGCCTCCCAAAGACCTGTTACATTTGTGACACAGCCACCCTCTGAAGGTTTCTTTTTCGTGGCAGTGATCTAAAACCCACGATCCGTTCTTGGTGTTCCCTCTGCCCTTGACATCTTCCTCTGTGCCTAAGCATATCGGACAGGTATATCCTTCTTCTGGCATACCGTGTTTTTTCTTTAGCCTGTCTCTGACCCTGCTGAGTTCATTGTTACATTTTTTACACTCTGGTCTGAGATAGTTGCCTCCTGAGTGGCGAGAAAAGTGTTGTAGTGAGAGCTTTTGCTTGCACTTGCTACATTCCTTGATTCCGTCACCTAAATCATAGTGGTCATCTTCTAGGCACAGGTCCATCTGCTCCATCAGTGTGTCTCCGCCCACGTTGATCCGACTTTGTACTCTCCGTCGAGAGGGCATCTGAGTTCAAAAGAAATGCCAGCCGCCTTGATGCACTCGACTGCGAGCCAGCCGAATTTCTCTGCTTGTTCTGCAGCCACCTCCGATTGTATCTCGTCATGGATGTTCCCTATAAACTTGTAGTCAATCTTGTGTTGTGTTGCGTAGTCGTCCAACAGCACCAGCGCACGTTTCATAATGATTGCACCAGCGGCCTGTAGGAGCGTGTTCAGTGCACTATGTTCTGATCTGACCCAGAGCTTTCTTCCATCGAGTCCTGTGAGGTATCCTTTCCTAGAAGCAGATCCAACTCGTTCTCGTAGAGTTT